CCCTACCATGTCAAGGTAGCATGTTGCACGTGTTTTCAAGCACTTGGGATGTTTCGTGCTGTATTTCGCTGCATTCCAATTCAACAGCTTGCAGGTGCCAGCGTGTTAGTTGCGTACTAGTTCCCGTAGCCTCGGCACCTTCTCCGCAATCTCGGCCATGAAGGCATCGATTTCGCGTCTCGTGGCCGCCATCCAGTCCGGCGCATACTTCGCATAGCGGCCCGTTGTCGATGCCGCCTCTCCTTTCGTATGCCCCAGCAAACCGGACACTTCCCAGCCTGAAACCCCGCGTTTGCGCAGTTCCGTAGCCACTGTATGCCGGAGAACCTTCGGTACGAACCAATCCGGCAGCCCGGCATCGACCACCATGCCGCGCCACGCTGTCTTGATTGATTCGACCGGCTGCCCATTCCAGTTCACATAGGGCGCAGATTTCACAGGAACGCGCGAGAGCGCCTCGCGTAGCGTGCTAGTCAGTGGCACGTCCGGGCGGCGCTTCTTCGTCTGCGCGCGCCCGCGCGGGTTCAGGTGCACGATTCCGTGGTGCGTGTCCACCTGCGCCGGAGCCAAGTCCAACGCGGCATCGCCACGGCAAGCGGTGTTGAGCCGGATCAATCCGTACGGCCACAGGTGCGAATGCTGAGGGATCGCGTTCAACATCTTCCGTAGCTGCGGAATCGTCGCCGTGTGTTCGAATACCGAGCTGTCTTCCGGCAGTTTGACGAACGGGATGCGCCGGATTTCCTGCCGCTCATGGGCGCGGTTCAATGCAGCCTTGCCGACGCCGAGCACACGCCGGACGTAGCCAAGCGAAAGGTCGCGCTCCAGCAGCGTGCGCATGAAATCCTCTTGCGCGTCTACCGTCATATCAGCAACGGTGCGGCCTTCCCAGTATTCGCACCAGATGGCCGTCGCGCGCTTGGCAGTGTCGCTGCTCGGCAGGTTCTTTCCGTGCTGGGCGAGATACCGCTGCATCACGGTGGCCACCAGCACGTCGTCCGGCTCCGCGTCCCGCAGCTTGCTGTGGGTTACGTACCACTCCGCAAGTGCGATTTTTGCCCGCTCAAGATCGTCTGTGCCAAGCGTAGATCGGCGAGTCTGTCGCGTTGCCGGGTCGAACCACGTTCGGCACCACTGCGCAGAGTTCGGACGTTTTGAGAGCCAGTATTCCCCGAGCTGGAATCGTTCGCCGGACACGTGATGCGGGCGCGGTAGTCGGCAAGGAACGCCGGAGTGTAATAGCAAAACCGGCCATCCTGCTCGTAGGCGATCCAGCCGGCCCGGCGGATACGCTGCAACCGCTCGACCGGCATCCGCAGCTCGTTGGCCGCCTCCAGTTCGGTCATTCGCGCTGGCATCCGCTCGCTCACTCCGGCTTATCCTTCGCATCCAGCAGCGCGCGGATTTCAGCCAAATCCAGCAAGCACACTTTCGCGCCGCTAAGTTCTTCCCCGACGCTGCGTCCAATATCCTCACCCTCGAAACAAAGCATGTCGTGGTTTGGCGACCACCTTGCTTCCGCGACTACCGACTCGGCAATCTTCCCCCGCAGCGCCGCCAAGTCATGCCAGTATTCGTCAGCCTTGCGACCGAACATATCGTTCTCGTCGCGCAACCCCGCATTCTCCGCCTCCAGCTCGGCCACACGTCTGGAGAGGCGTAGGAGTTCGGCGCGGATTGCCCGGTAATGGAAGGCATCGCAGCGGAAAACGGAACACGCTGTAAATGCTCCATCAATGCGAATATCCATATCGCATCGTTTGATTGCCTCGCGCACCGGATCCGGCAAATTGTCTAGCTCACTCATGTCTCGTTACCTTGCATGATTAGGCCGCACGCTTGCGGCAAATGGCTGATTCGCATAATCGTGTTCACGGCGGGTTGGCTGGATAGGCTGCGGGTTTAGGTTTCATTTCGAGGTCGATACCGCGTTGGGCGTCACCTTCGCGCTGCGCACTGCAATCATGGCGTCGGCAAGGTCGTATGCCTCCATAGCCAATCCTTCACGCCAGTGTTCATCGCAGCTCGTTTCAGCGGTGGCGACATCACGCCAGTAGTTTGCGTACACCGCAGGCAGTACCGCAACAGCAATCTCGTCGCGCAAATCCATTGTCATTTCCTCTTGTAGTGACGCCCAACTCGTCATTCCAGCGGACGCGCTGTGCGCGCCGCTAAATTCAGGCGTTAGACAACAAGCTGCCCCTGCTCCTCACAAATTTAGTAGCCTCTTGGTATTCCGGATCATCCGATGCGTAGCCACATTCCGACCATTCAAGCAGCACAAGCGCGCGCCTCAGCAGGTCGTTGTACGCGGACTCCACGCAAAACCCGTAGTCGGCAAGCACGCTAAAATAGTCCTCACCGGCACGAATGCGCGACGCCATGGCATCAAACACTTTCGCGGGGCCACCTAGCGGGTTTAGCTCCGCATATTTGCGCGCCTTCTCGTCTTGTTTTGGAGTCATGTTATCGAACTATTCGTTCAACGCGACCGTGAGCCGTCGCCGCTTTTCCGTTGCGCCTCGCGCGGCGCGTTAACTCAAACGTTAGCACTCACAGGCTCGGCGTCCATTCGCCCTTGCGCAAATAGCCGTGGTACGCGCCTGGATGTCGCTTGCTCATGTCGATTGATGGTGCAACGGTGATGGTGCCGTCTTCATGCTCCGTGACCGTGTGCACACTCGGGTCCAGGCTCCCAACGTGGCCGTCAGGCGTGGTCACTTCCCACCACCCGGTGCGATTGCCCAAAACTGCCTGGTTCGTTGCGCGTCCATAGGCGCCAGGCTTGGCCATTTCCTGCGGGTCCAGCCAGCCTTCTTTGTTCGGGTAAATACGTGTGCCTTGCATGTCGTTCTCCAGTGCTAACCCCTGCATCCAGCGGACGGCTTTCAGCCGCCGCTGATTCCGCTGTTATGTGGCAAAGGCCGAAACAGCACCGGATGTGCCGGCCACAGATCGTCCTCACTGTGTATCCAGTAATATCCGTTCGGCCATTCACCGTCGTAATGGCACTTGTGTATGCCGCCGCTGCCCGCTTCGATCACTTCGAAAAGCGTGCCGTCCTTAGGGCAATAGCAGGCGTCGTTCCAGCCTAATTGTTTCAGGCGATACCACGCATCGAAAAACAAATTGCGCGCGGCTTCTTCGTCAGGCATCAACTGCTCGCGCTTGGCTTGTTGCTCGTCGTGGCTGCGCCTGATCTTTTCCGCTTCGCTGGCGCGCAACGGTTCGTGGTAGTAACCGCCCTTGCCATCGCTCATTGTCTTGTGCCCTACAATTTCGTCCGGCATTGTTCTCTCCATTGCCACATAACTACCTGGTCAAGCGGACGCTGCACCATCGTTTTCGCTTTCATGTAAGTCCTTCGCGGCAGCGCCGCTTACCACGGCGTTAGCCTTCAATGTATTCGACGGCGCAAATATCAAATTGCCGTGTGTCAGAGTGCTCTTTCAGCATTTCCAAGTCACGTTCGGCAGCCTCTTGTTCGCTATAAACGCGCACAATGCCGAATCCAGAGTTGTCGCTATATTTCCAGGTAATCGCATACAACGTATCCATGTTCCGCTCCTCGTTGGCAGTTCAGGCTAACTACTCATTCCAGCCGACCGTCTTCCACTGCGGCGGTGAGGGCGTCAGCAGCCTTTACTGCATCGAACAATCGGTTAATGTCCGCCACACAATCATCGTCGTTGTCGCTCCAGTCCCAGCCGACAACGCGGCGCGCAGCTTCTAGCACGCGCCCCAATATCCGAACGCGCGCATCATCCACCGTCAACTTCGGCGCTGGCGGTGCGGATTTGTAGAGAGGCAGCCATCCCTTGCTCGGGATGGAGGACAGGCATTCGTCTTTGGCGTTAGGATCGCAATCAGGCTCGAAATACGTCGGGTGTACCCACGCAACCGCCTCACCGCGCGCGGAGAGTTCGCGGTCGATGGCGTCAGCAGCCTCGAAGTGAAACTCGCTCCTTGCCTCATTCCCCCACTGGGTTTTTGCCATTTGCAAATGCCAGTCGCGCAATTTTGCCAGCGTCATTTCACTCACGGCTCTCTCCCTGCTCGGGCTGTAGGGCGGCGGTGAACTCAAGCGCAGTTCTGGAAACCTCTTTGCGCATGTAGAAAGTGGCCTTGGCTGGCCCGTCTTGCCCGTACATCGCAATGTAGTGATCGGCTTCGGATAGCAGCATGGCCAGAGTTGGCGCATTGCCACCAGCAACGCATTCATCGTTCTGCCATACCTCGAACTCAAGCTCATATCCATCCACACTCTGCCCCTGTGCGGCTTGCTCGGGGCGCGGTTGGGATGCGTGCGGATCAGACGACCATTCGATGCGTAGGACGTATGCGAGTTCGTCGCGCGTCAGCGTGAAATTGTGCGTCATTTTCGACAGCAGCAATTCGCGTTTCAGGTCGGTCACCCAATCCGGCTGCGCCCGCTCACCCTCGCGCGCGTCGTGGGCGGCTAGTGCTTGCTTGGCAACAGTTCCGTCCTCGACAGTTGCCGTCCCCGCTTCGTCACACAGCCAGTTTGGCTGCTCTCCGCTCACACTGTCCCACGCGACGGGGTCGCTGAATTGCAAGTGCGTGCCGCTTGCGTAAAAGCGCAACGCCTCGGCCAGTTTCGATTCGCGGATGGAGGCGGCTTGCCACAACTTCCATGCCCATTCGTGGAAGCGCCACGGGGAACCGTCGCCAGCAATCGGATGATGTTCAGACAGCCACTTCTCGAACGATTCGCGTGTAGCCTGTTGGTCGGTCACGCTGTTTCCTCCATAGCCTGCAGATCGATCTCGTCCACGAAGTCGCGCAACTCGCGGTGTGCCGCGCGGATTTGTCGCCGGACGGTCGCGGGCATATCCGCAACCTGCTCCCGTGTCGCGCTGACGATCAGCATGTGCATTGCTCTGCGAAGATCGCGGCGCCATACAGTCCATAGGAAGAGTTCACCGCGCTCGCATTTGCGCGACCACGTTACGTTTCGGTCGGTACGTGGCCGTCGCGTTCGCAGGTGGCGAGCGGCGATGCTCATTCCTCGCCGTCGTCCTCGTGCTCGTCGTCGCCCTCCTCGTCCTCGTGCTTCGCCGCTGGCGCCGGTGGCGTGAGCGAGAGCGTCACTTCCTTGCCGAGCACCGCGTAGAGCCTGCCGACATACTCGGAATCAGGGTGCGTGCTCACAGTGAATTCGTGCTTGGCGCTGCCGCCCTTCTGCGCGGTCAGGCGCGATTTCTTGAGCGTGCCGGTGAGCGCAACGTCCTCCTGCAGCCCGAGCCCGGTCTCGATTTCGAGCTTGTAGCCCGGATAGTCGCCGTCGAGTTTCAGCGGCATTTCGAGCGTCTCGAATGCGAGCGCAACGCGGCCGTTCGCGCCGCCGTTGAATGCGTCGGCCTGGTCGCCTTCCTTGACCGGCAGGTACAGCGCGCACGCCATACCCGGTGCGACGTCGTCGAGGATCGCATTGCTGCCGACGCGCTCGAATTTCAGGTCGACGGCGGCAACATACTCCTCGCCGTGCTTTTCGGTCCTTACGTTGACGTGCACGAGTTTTACCGGTTCTTCTCTGAGCTGGAACATGGAGGCCTTCTCCGGTTGCGGGGATCATTCAGGGCGGCGGTGATGCGTTCCTGCGGTGCGCCGGGTTTGCCGAGCCACGGACAGCCGACCGTTCGCCACGGCGAGCGCTTGTTGGCGCGCCCGCAGTTGGCACGGTCGTGATTGGGCTGATTCTCGCGGCTGAAGGGGCGGCCGGTCATGCGGCCATCCTCTCGCCCATGCGCTCGCGCAACTCGGCAACGATGGTTTCAACTTCCGGATCGGCGGCAATGATTGCCGCGCGCAACTCCTCAATTGCCTTCTCGTCGCGCTGAACGCGCGTGATCGCTAACTGCAACGCTCCCGGCCAGCGCGGGTCGAACGAAACCGCATCGACCCACTGCCGGCCCGTGACAAGCAACTGGTGCTGTAGCTGCCAGCGGTATTCGACCGCGTGCGCGCCGGTCCGGATAGCGTCAAGGTGCTTTTGCATGGAGGCCGGACATTTGACCTCTAGCAGGCCGTCGCCGCCGATCATTCCATCCGGGCTTGCTCCACAATGCGGCAGCTTGTCGCAACGGATGAAGCCGCACTCCATGACCGCTACACCACGCTCGAAGCTATAGGCGTCGCGCGCTTCGGCCTCCAGCTCGATCCCGCGTTGCATGGCAGCGTTCTGGTAGGTCGGGACGCACTCTCCAAGAATACGTTCCACTGCGAGCGTGGTGATCAGGTTTGCGCGGCTGGCAGACGGGCCGCTTTTCGTGCGCGCCATTAGGTCGTCGGCTCGGCTGGAGGTAAAGCATCCGCTGCGCTCGCGCATCCAACCTTCGCCTTCCTGCACGATGTTCGCCTTCATGCTAGTTCCTTGCTGCGCTTCGACCACGCGGCGCGGACGTTGCGCAGCGACCGAGCATTGAGGCCAGCGGTCTTGATTTCGTCGGCGATGCGTTTCAGATCGTCGTGCGTAGCCGCTGCTTCGATTGCCGCGTACCAGTCGGCAGCCTGATTCGGCTCTCCGGCAGCGAACGCATCATCGTCCTCGCCGTGACTGGTGAGGTTCAGCAACGCGCCAGCGGTGTACCGCTTGCCGTAGCTCACGCTGGATGCGACGGCCTGCACGGCATTCTTGTTGCCGCTGGCGTCGGCTGGCAGCGTGATGGATGTCTCCTCACGATGCCCAGCACGGTGCGAGAGGACGCCAATGACCGTGATGTTCTCGGCAAAATTGGTGCGGAACGTGAGCGCGAATCCGTGCTTGGACAGGATCGGCTTGATCGCTGCATTGATGTCTTCCCAAAGCGAAAAGGTGTAGCGCACGGAGCCTTGCACCATCGCCTTGCCGCGCTCGCCAATGCTCGGCAATTCCGGCTGCAACTCCGCCATCGCTGCGTCGTATGCGGCCTTGGCTTCGCGCGCCAGGGCGCGTTCCTGCATCAGCACCAAGCGTTCAAGCTTGTCGATATCGACGTTCGGATCGCGCGCGGCACGCTCCACCATCGACAGCATTGCATTGTCACCTTCGGCCGGTTGCATCTGTTGTGTTTTGGCTATTGCGTTCATTTCATCCTCTTCGTGTTGGGAGCCAGCGCCGCCGGCGTCCTTGTGAGGGATAGGCGAAGCGGTCGGGGAAGGGACACGCACCGCCGCCGGGCTGGCATAAACTTCACGCCGCTTCCTCGCGCGGCTTGTCGAAATAGGTATTGCCAAGCCCCGCGCAATTACTGCGCAGCCGCCATTGCAATACGCGTGTTTCGTTCGACGGCGGCGGTTCGCGCCAGTCGGTAATGATTCCTTCGCGCGCCAGCGGCGCGTCGGCTAGGGGAAGGTCGGTATTCACGGCGCGCACTCCCGCAGCAGGCGCAGCAGATCAGCGGCTTCTTGTTTCCATGCCGCGCTCTCCGCGCTCCTCGCCGCGCTCCACGCCGCGCTCCTCGCCGCGCTCCACGCCGCGCTCCACGCCGCGCTCCTCGCCGCGCTCCTCTCCGCGCTCCACGCCGCGCTCCTCGCCGCGCTCCACGCCGCGCTCTCCGCGCTCCTCGCCGCGCTCCTCGCCGCGCTCCCCGCGCTCCACGCCGCGCTCCTCGCCGCGCTCCTCGCCGCGCTCTCCGCGCTCCACGCCGCGCTCCTCGCCGCGCTCCTCGCCGCGCTCCTCGCCGCGCTCCTCGCCGCGCTCTCGGCTTCATGGCAGCGGCGCACTTGTTCCAGCGCGCCCAGGGTTTGCGCGATCACTGCATCAATCGCCTCGCCATACTTGCCGACGTTGCCGCGTTGCAACGCAATAAGGCGATCAATTCGCAAGATCGCGAGCTTGTGACGCACCGGCTCTACATCCACGCCAGGTTTGATCGCGCGCAGGAATTGCGCCGGCCATTTCATCGCATCGGCTTCCGGCAAATTCTCGAAGATCAAATCTTCAAGTTTTGCCAGCCATTCCGGCAGGCCGAGTTCGATCGGGTAGCGCGTATGGTCGTAGACTTCCAACGTACAACCGACCGCGCAACCGCGACCGTTCTCCCAGCCGACACCACGGATTAGGTGATCCGCTTTCGCGTGTGCGACAACCCGCGCCAGATACTTCCGTTTAATCGCCGGATCGCCGTGGAAAGCTCGCAAGGGTTGTGTGTTCATGCCGTCTGCTCCGTCAGCTTCACCACGCGCCACGGGCCGAGTCTCGGATAGTCGCGCTCGTCGGCTTCCCGCTGCGCCAGCGCGCGCCACTGTTCGACGTGCAGACTCGCGCATTCCAGATCGTTGCCGATCACGGCCCACCATTCGCGGGGTTCGCCGCACGCGGGTTTCTGCGCGCGTGTCGCGGCTTCGTACCACTGTCCGGGTAACTCACACATCGCGTGCCCCTCCATCGGTGTAAGCGTTCCGTCCGGATTGACCGTTGCCATCGGAATATCCGGAAACAGTTTCAGAATGTCGTTCAGCGCTAGCATGTCACTCTCCCGTCATGCGGCAGGCTTGCGCCTGCACGCGCTTGTTGTAGGCGTCGCGCAGATCGCGGATCAGGCCGAGCGCTTCGGTGTGCGAGATGCGCGTCTGCGTGCCGATGAAATAGTCCAGGTTCTCGCCCGCGACTCCGAACAAGTCCCGCAGCGTTTCGTAAATGTCCCGCTGCGCCTCTTCGACTGCTGAATCCCACGCGGCTTGCTCGCGCTCGCCGGTGTAAACCGTGTCGGTCATGTTCATTGGATGTACCCCATCGCGCGGGCGATCAGCACGATTGCGCAGATCAGCCCGAAAGGAACAAGGAAGGGCCAGCTATTGATCAGGCCCGGCTCGCGTTGCGGACGCGGCGGGAAGTGCACCTTTTCGCCACGCTCACGCGCAAGCCGCAGCGCACGGCGGGCTTCGGCGTCGGTCCAGTAAATGTTCCGGGAGGTCATGCCCATGCCTCCGCTTCCGCACGAGTGATGAAAAAATGGATTCCGTGCGAGCATTCGTTCGTCCAGTCCTCATCGAACGAATCAGGCGTGACGCGCTGGCCGACAATGTATTCAGTGCGCTGGCCGTGGCATGTCGTGATGCCTTTGTCCGCACCGATCACTTCCAGCACATCCGCAAACTCAGCCCTGCACTTGCGCCCGAATGCGTGACTGCGCTTTGCGTCAACCGGAATTCGCAGCTTGACTAGTGCGCCATTGCCGCATTTCTTCCATCCGATCAAATCGCCATCGGGCAGAATTCGCGTGCACGCGATGGCGTAATCCGCGTTTTTGGCGCCGCGCAGGTCCGCGCCGCGCAGGTCCGCGTCGCGCAGGTCCGCGCCGCGCAGGTCCGCGCCGCGCAGGTCCGCGCCGCACAGGTTCGCGCCGCGCAGGTCCGCGTCGCACAGGTCCGCGCCGCGCAGGTCCGCGCCGCGCAGGTCCGCGTCGCGCAGGTCCGCGCCGCGCAGGTCCGCGCCGCACAGGTCCGCGCCGCACAGGTTCGCGCCGCGCAGGTTCGCGCCGCGCAGGTTCGCGTCGCGCAGGTTCGCGCCGCACATGTCCGCGTCGCACATGTCCGCGTCGCGCAGGTTGTGCGCATCAACCTCTTTCAGCACCGCGCCGGTCAGCCAAGACTTGATCTTGATCTTCGGTTGTGCGCTCACGCCACGGCTCCCGCAGTCATCAGCAGCGCCGGCTCCAACTTCTGCCGGACCCGGAACAGCACGACCGCTGCGGCGTATTCGTCCGGGGCGTCGTAGTAGTCCGCTTGCGGCGGCGCCTGCGGGCAGTC